TGATTCTTGCGCCTAACTTCATTGCCAAGTTTTATGAACTTGAAGCTATTAACGATGACTGCTGGACTGATGAGCAGTGGAAACAATGGAAGTTCGCTGCACGATTCCAAGTTATTGAAGATTTGCATCTAACAAAAACGCGATTGGAACGCATGAATAAAGATGAAAAACTCTCCTTCAACCAATCAGTTCAAAAAGAATTGATGCGCAGGTTGTATGCTGATATCATGGACAGCACGATTTTGCAACAACGAATAATTGATAAGTTATGAATTTAGGTAAATTTAATTGTGCTACAGGTTTGTTGAATATATTATGGTCTGATAATAGTGGTTTAATTGTTAGAAATAGCAATTCAAAAGATATGTTATTTATTGATAAATTACAAAAAGAAAATAGTAATGCAGTTGGATTTATTCAAAAATCAGTTTGGGAAAAATATGTATTTGGTGGAGAAAGAAATTTCACAGTGTTGATTGCTGAAATGAATAACGATCCAGTCGGTTATGTTTTAATCACTCCAGCTGTATCATCTTACAAATACGCAAAAATTCAACAAATAGTTATTCGTAATGATGCGAGAAGGTTATATTATGGAAAAGCGCTCATTGATGTATGTAGAGATTTTTGCATAACATTTGGCAGGTTAGGATTTACCTTACGTTGTCGAGTTGATTTAGATTCAAACAAATTTTGGCAGTCATTAGGATTTGTTCATTATCAAACATGGGAAAAAGGTAAAATTAATCATGTTGGTTTTAAAGCGAGTAATGATATAAATCTTTGGAAAATTGATTTGAACCCATTTATTTTATCTTTATTTTGATGCAATACCACGCGAAACAAATTGAAGCACTTGAGCAGCTATCTATCGACAACGATTGTAGGCAGTTGTTGTACGGTGGTTCTGCAGGTAGTGGAAAATCTTTTCTCGGTTGTGATTGGCAAATAAAACGGAGGTTGAAATATCCAGGTACACGCGGATTAATCGGTAGGTCTGAACTAAAAAAACTGCGCCTTTCAACAATGGCTACCTTCTTCGAATTGTGTTCCATGTATGGATTAAACCCCGATAAGCATTGGACATACAACGGCCAAGACCACGTTGTTAAATTCTACAATGGCAGTCAAATAATATTGATGGATTTAGCTGATTTACCTTCCGATCCCGAGTTCCAAAGATTTGGTAGTATAGAATTAACGGACGCGTTTGTGGACGAAGCTGGAGAGGTATCTCAAAAATGTATTGATATACTTTCATCGCGTTTGCGTTACAAGTTAATAAATGACAAACCAAAGTTACTGATGACTTGTAACCCACACAAAGGATGGTTATACAATGAATTCTTTGATGCTCAAAGGAATGGCACAATAAGAAAGGACAGACGATTTATACAGGCATTGCCAACGGATAATCCCCACGTTTCAGAGGTGTATTTAGAATCATTGCAAATGCTTCCTATCATAGACCGCAAACGATTACTTGAAGGAGATTGGGACTACGATGAAACAAAGGATAGGATTTACGAATACGATGATTTGCTCCGATGTTTCCGTTTGCCAAATAATGACAAGTCAAATAATGACAAATTCATTACTGCGGATATTGCGCGGATGGGAAACGATAGAACGGTAATAGTGTTGTGGAATGGATTACACGCGGAAAAATTTATTGTCTTAAAACATAAACCAATTAATGAGGTAGTTGATACCATTCGCCAGTTGTCCGAATCTAATGGTGTGCGGTTGTCGAATGTGTTATGTGACGAAGATGGTATTGGTGGTGGAGTAGTTGACTTCATGAAATGTAAAGGGTTCTTGAATGGATCAAAAGCAGTTCGCGACAATTATATGAACCTTAAAGCAGATTGTTATTTTAAGTTAGGTGAACTGATAACGACCAACGCGATTACTTTTGAATCCACGCACAAAGACACGATTGTAAAAGAACTCGAAATGATACGCAGAGAAAAAATTGATAGCGATGGAAAGCTGCGCGTGACTAACAAAGAAACATTGCAAAAGAAGTACGGCATATCTCCCGACTTTGCGGATGCAATAATGATGCGCGCGTTCTATGAATTAAAAAAGAATTTTGGCAAATATGCTTTTCGTTAAAAATAAAAATTATGAAAATAGGTTGGTTTAGTTGTGGTATAACTTCTGCTATTGCTTGTAAATTAGCGATTGAAGAATATGGAAAGGATAATGTTCGATTGTTTTACATCGAAATTGATTCAGCACACGAAGACAATAATAGGTTTATATCTGATTGTGAAAAATGGTTGGGTGTTACTGTTGAACGAAGACGATGTGCTAAATACAAAGATCAATTCGATGTAATTGAAAAAGCAAAATATGTAAATTCTCCAACTGGTGCAATGTGTACCAAAGTCCTCAAAAAAGATGTTCGAAAAGCTATTGAGAAAGAAGTAAAATTTGATGGACAAATCTTTGGTTTTGAATATTCAAAAAAAGAAATTAATCGCGCCATTAGATTTGCTGAACAATATGGAGAATCAAAACCATTATATCCGTTAATTGATGCAAAGATGACAAAGCAACAATGCGCTGAATTGCTTTTATTAAATGGAATTCGGTTGCCAAAAATGTATGAATTAGGATTTCACAACAATAATTGTATTGGGTGCGTCAAAGGTGGAAAAGGTTATTGGAATCATGTTCGTAAACATTTTCCCAATGAATTTGAAAGGATGGCAAAAGCTGAAAGAATTGCTGGGCATTCTTGTATTAAAAACAAATTTTTGGATGAACTTGGAATTAATGAAGGAAATCATGAACCACCAATAGTTCCAGATTGTGGAACATTTTGCGAGATTGAATTTGCTCATATTATTGATTCAAAAGTAGAAAAAATCATGAATGGTTATATTACTATGAAACAATTAAAATTATTTTAATATATTTGAAATCTAAAATATAAACAAAATGAAACTAAATGAAATGATTAAAATGGAAGCCGAATACTACGCAGCATTCGGTGGAGATGGAATGAGTGGCGAATCTTACTTCGCGTTTATGGCAGGTGCTAAATACGCACTCAAATTAATTGCTCAAGAGATTAATGATGAACTATAAATGGACAGCAAACTCAATTTAGTGTCAATAATTGGAATACAAAAATGGAATCATTAATTAAAGTTTGTCCAGACCCTGGGTGTGAAGCTGTGTATCATAATTGCCCGAAAAAGCACACTAAATGCAATGATTGTGGTGGAAATATTATGCAGATTAATCAAGATACTTTTTGGAAGAAATTTTCAAACAACTGGTTTCAGTACGATTTTTTAACTGGTGAGTATTATCGCCCACAAAAAGAAGTGAAGCAGTTGTCATTAGATTTCGCATAACATGTAATAGATGCAACTATTATACACAAACTCTTTTGATAATCAAAAAAATGAAAATATGAGCGACAAAAAACAGACAGCAGTACAATGGTTATTAGAACAATGGCCTATTCTTGAATCACAGCTACCATCATCTATTATTGATGAAGTACTGAAAATGGAACGTGAGCAAATTGTTGATGCGTGGAATGATGGCGATTACGCTTATTTCTATGACATCAATGGTAAAGAATTTGAAGATGGTGACGAATATTATGAAGAAAAATTTGGAGGTAAAGAATGAAAACTGAAATTACAAAAGACGAATTAGAAAAGGTGAAGGTGTTGAATCTGTTAATGTGGTTACAAGCATCCATTTACGCAGGGGATGAATGCGAACCAATCAAATGGTTTTACAATCACCAAACGAAGATGCTATTAAAACGACTCAACGACAGCATCCAGCGTGAACACGGCAAGACAATAACAGCTTTGTGGAACGCTGATGGCGCAATTCTTCCCGACATCACTCAACAGATTGATGATTTCACTTATGAGATGTCCACCTATGGCTATTGGATGCTTCCCGAACTAACAGAATTTATCCGTAAACAAAAAGATGTTCAACTAAAATTGAAATTAAATGAATATAACACATGACTTTGAACACTGCCAAAGTGATATTTACAAAGAAGTAATAACCGATCTCATTGCGCGTGAAAAGATGGGACGCATTAAGTACGGTGTAACCGTTGACAAAGCGAATTTAAGCGAACAGGAATGGTTAAATCACGCATACGAGGAAGCACTCGACTTCGCTATCTACTTAAAACGTATAATGTCGTTAAAAAGATAGCGTTCAAACCAACTGAATAAAGAGTGGCTTTGCGCCACTTTTTTTTTGATTGGATGTTTCGTTCATTAACTTGTCGTATATCGCTCAAATCGCGCTCAATTTGTGCAATATATGACACATTAAGCTCATTTATCTTGGTTAACGCCTGATTTTCTCGACTTAATTTTTGATTGTCTGTATTCAGATAATACATTTTATTGACTGCCAACAATACCAACCGCCTTTCCTCACTCAAAGAATCCAGCACGTTCACTCTGAATGAGTTTTTGTATTGCCTTTGTGTATGCGCTATCAATGGCAATAGAATCATAAAGGTAAATAGTATCAATTTGCTTTTCATATATCGTTCTTAATTTAATTCGTTCCTTTTGAATCGTGTCAATTCGTGCTTTCAGAACTACAACCGTATCGGAGTAGGGTACAATTTGTAACCGATTGGAATTGCATGAATTTTTCCCGACAATGAATGCAATGATTAACCCAATTGCAAACGCAATCCACTTAATAAATTGCTCCTTCATGGATTCGGTAGTTTTTTACATGAAATGCTTTATTGATTCCTCGCGTAATGATGGCGAACCCATGATTGTACTTTGAGTAGGGATTGTAATCAGGTGACAATTCAGATAAACAACCCACACCCCAACACGTTATCACCTTTCCATTTACATCGCGTTCAGTATGCTCGGCAGTTTGGTGATGATGGCCGCACATCGCGTTGGCTTTTGTCTTTAAAAATAACCCACGCGCCACGTTTACCGATGGCAGAAATTGCTTTCCAAATTCGTGTCCGTGAAATATCGACAATCCACCAATGTTTATCTTACTCTTTCCATCTAACCATTTAATGTTATGCTTATCGCAATGGGTTAGCGTTGGAAAATCAAACGCATCAATATCAAATAGCTCTGGAGCTTTCACGCGCATATATCGCCAGTAGCGTTCTTCGTGGTTTCCTTCTTTGTAAACTATTTCAGCGGATGGAAATTGCCCTCTCAACTCACTCAAAAAACTGCGCATTGCATACAACTCATCTTTGAATTTTCTTTTCTTGGGATCCTTTACAAAATCACTAATCATATGGCAGTCGAGCGCGTCACCATTCAATACAACTGTATCAACTCCCTCATCAATTCCTGTTTTGATTGCAACGCTCAACGCGTCAATGTCATGATATGGGATGTGTATATCGGATAGTATCAAAACCTTTTGCCCTTTAATATCAAAATGCTTTCTTCCTTTCGCATACGACTTCGGTAAATTGAATGGATTGCGTGACCTTTCTTTTTCCATTACAAATTCTCTTTTACTACCCAAATCTTTTCTGCTTTGCACTCCTTTTTTTCCTTCGATGTAACGCAATACTGATCGCGTTTCTTCCACACTTAAAAATGTTTCGAAATGTTCTTTAGCTAATTTCTTTGCGAGTGTTAGCGTTGGCGCATCAGGAAATCTACCTCGTAATTCACGCGCTAATTCAGTTTTTGTTGTTTGTTTTGTCATAGTTAAAAAGGTCTGTAAATAGTTTTCCCACCACTTTTAATCGCTCGTAGTATTTGTTTTCTATTTACTCCTTTGTTGTAACTGACATGAACCCAATCTGGGTTGTTCTCTGTACCAAACTCCCAAATGAGTTGGTCAAATGTACAATTATTTTTAATGTAATCAAAAATCTCTTTGTTACTCACACCACCCAACAAATCGCCATCGATGTCCAGTGCTTTGCCTTCCATATGCTGCGAATTTTTTGCCCCATTAATCCTACGATTTAATTCAACCGATCTGAATCCACTGCTAATGCCAATTGGTTTTCCAAAATGCTCACGAACTTTGTCGAAAATTTCCGTACATACCAATTTCAAATTGGCCACTTGTTCGGAGTTTGGAATGTTAGGAATTTGAAGTACACTCGCCTGATTGCTTTTAATGACTTCTTGGAGCGTGGTGTATTTACTTAACTGGCTCATCGTTCATGATGTCTTTTATATCCTCGTTTTTCCTACCTACTAACGTCTTAATCTTACCCCATAAATCTTTGCCTGTAACAGCTTCAATTGATTCGACAATTGATTTAAACTCAATCACAGCTACCACCGTTGCAATTAATTTAGTGATTGGAATTAACTGATCTATTATGTAGGTTTCAATTAAAAAACCGCTAACGATAGCGAGTTGGTACAATAGCATTTTCGTGATGCTGTCGCTCATCCTGCGTGAA